TTGTATCGTTTCTGTTGAGAATTTGGTAAACAACAACAAGGTTGGCTCTCAAAACGATAACGGCGAAATTAGTTCGGATAATAGAAGCGTTGACTCTTCGGTAAGATCGAAGTCCCGCTATATTAGCAAGAAAGTAAACTTGGATTATCCGGCTACTCGTTTGGATGTGTTCTTAACGATCAGCAATCCTACACCATCTTCAATTGAAGTGTTTGCTAGAACTCTGCCTGATGAGTCGGATTCAAACACTTATTTTGAGACTCGTGGTTATCAAAAGATGACGGCTTCCACCGATGCAAATACGGCAGAAGGCGAATTCCAAGAAGTCAGATACACCTTAGAGTTGACCGATAAAGATAAATTCTCAACCTTTGCAGTCAAACTTGTGATGTATTCTTCGCTAGGTAATGTGGTTCCAGTTGTTCAATCCATGAGAGTGATAGCCACATGACACCCGACCGATTAAAAGTTAAAAATGAACCCATAGTTCGTGACACCGAAAGTGGAGCCTTGTTGTTCACTAATCGTTCAGAGATTGAAGAATACCACAGAAAACGAGAAAATCGCAAGGCGAAAGAAGACTCTGTAAAAAATGAGATAAATAACCTGAAGACTGAAATTTCCGAGATTAAAAATTTACTAGCCCGCCTAATTGACAGGAATACCCAATAATGGCAGAAATGACCTTTGATTGCACAGACTGCGAATCGTGCTACCCAAACTGCACCGATAATCGTTGTGTCACAGATTGCGATTGTGTAGACACTGGCGGTGGCGTTTATGTCTGCACTGACACCGCAGGCGGCGGAACTGGCCCCACAGGTGCAACAGGTGCTACTGGCGCAACAGGTGCAACAGGTGCAACAGGTGCTACTGGCGCAACAGGTGCTACTGGCGCAACAGGTGCTACTGGCGCAACGGGATGTGGATATTGTGGTGTAAAAAGCACAGACTCTCACACCATATCGACTATAACTCTAGGAGTTGGGTATTCTTTAAAACCAACAGTTCCACCTAGTCCTTCGTATTGGGCGTTTGAAATTGGTTGTCGTATAAGAATTAAGAGTGAGGCTAATCCAACCACGGTTTGGATTGAAGGTGTTGTCACCAACGCAACACAAGCAAACTTTGCATTTATTCCAGATCTAAAGAGTAATCACGCTAATACCTCAACACCAGCGTCAGATTGGTTGTTCTCTTTAGCAGGAGAGCCTGGATATAATGGAGGTGCAACTGGTTCTACAGGCGCAACGGGTGCTACAGGCGTAGCAGGCGGAACAGGCGCAACTGGAGCCACAGGTTCTACTGGTGCTACTGGTGCTCAAGGAACCACAGGTGCTACAGGTGCTACAGGTATTAGAGGTATAACCGGTAGTTCAATTGTTCAAGCAATTGTGTCAGGAAATAAACTTTATCTGACAATTCAAGACTATGGAACCGGCATAACATTTAATATTGATGCAGGAACTGTAGTAGGCCCAACAGGTAATACTGGTGCTCCAGGAACCACCGGTGTTCAAGGCCCGACAGGTGCTACAGGTATTTCTGGTTCTGCGGGTTCATCGGTTGTAAACGCTTATGTTTCCGTTCCTGACGGCAACCTGATTCTTGTTCTTTCAGATGGAACAAATATTAATGCGGGAAGTGTTGTCGGCCCTCCAGGTGCAACAGGCGCAGATGGAACTTTAGGATCAACAGGGCCTGGGTGTGCTTGCACAACATGTTGTGATCCTTTGCAAGGAGCAGGTGGAACAGGAGCAGGATGCAATGATCTTGTCAGCATTCAGCGTCTAGTTCTTTCTGACACATTCCACACATGGTATGACAGAACCAACCAAATTATTGATGCGATTAATCCGCTAAACATGTATGAAGTTGCTAGTTTAACAGGTATTGAACTAGTAACAGGTAAGAGTAACTGCAATTATAATGGTGTTGTCGGAATCGGATTTAAGAATGGCCCTGGAATTACTTGGGGGCATCAAAATACAACCCTAGCGGGAAGTAATTTCCGTGGCAAGATGTTCGTTGATCCTGGAACACTACCACCTTCAACAGGACTCAATGGTGTAACAGGAAACGATCTGTTCATCTTCAAGGATATGAGCGATGTGTCTACCGTATACAACGGAACACCAAAATCCGTTCAGGCTAGACACATGCTTCCACCTAAACTTGAGTTCACAAATCTTGAACTTGACGGTAATGTGTTGATTAACGGAAATTTATTGGTAGGTGGAAATCAAAGTTTTGTTGCGTCCAACGATCTTCGTATTGAAGATAAACAAATTGAAATTGCTTACCAAACTGCTGGCACGATTACAATTACAGGCCCATCGGCTAGCATTCTTCAACTGTATTCCATAGGAATTGTGGGTGCATCTGCGTTCTATGATGATAACGCAAATTCACCAGGCACTACCGCAGAAGTTATTGGTGTAGTAAAGTCGATTACAGGCCCTGTAAACGGGTTAACAGCACAAGTTCGCGTTGGTTCAATGTTTACCGCTGGTGGATCAGAAGATTTCCAAACAGGCGGATTCATCAGATTTGTCTCAGTAACAGGAGCAACTTTCAGTCTAATCTCGTTTGATGGTGCTACCACAGAATACTTTGACGATACAAATTTAGATGGTGCAGGATTTGTTGTTAAGGGTGCAAGTGGCGATAAATCGTTTACTTGGGAGTTGTCGAGCGGTGCGTTCGTATCATCTCATAACTTAGGAGTAAACACAGAAACTGGATTTATAACCGCAAGGAATTACAGAAATAAATCACTCACAGCAGGCGATTCCAAGAATGATTTTAATTTTATAGGAACAAGCGGACAAGCCGTAGATCCAACGATTCGTCTCACATATGATGCAAAGGGTGCTTGGTCGGTTTCTTACGGCTATACTGCTTCGGGTGCTCCGCTTTACCTGAAATACGGAACAGGTCAGTCTGCCACAGAATATACACTATCAACAATTTACGGTTTAACAAACGGCCCATTTGCATTCTCTACAACTGTTGGCGGAACAGCCAACATGTTTGCCAAGGGATTCAATGCTGATTACTTGGATGGTGCAGGAGCGACCACAGGATATGCTTACGGTGGAGCAGCCGAACCAAACGAAGGCAACAAGGGCTCCACAGCATACAGCATTGCAATTTCCGATTATCGTGGTCGCATAAATGCCAACTGGTTGGATTCGGATTCGAACAGAATTCGTGTGTTTCAGACCAACCACGGTTTAACCGCAGGCAATGTTATTATTCGAGAAGTTTCTATTGTTCAAGGGGCAACTGCTGCGAAGTATATTAAAGCAAGCCCAATGTCGGTAGATCTTGCAGACACTCTTGGTATTGTAACCGAAGTATTGAACGCAAACGAGTTCTTGTATACCCACAGCGGTCTTGCAACAATTCCAGTTCCTGGCGATGTAACACCAGGTATTGCCCTGATGCTTGGATTGAGCGGAGGTCTTACAACCGATTTTGGTGCAACCTTTGGTGATCCATACTACATTGAAAAGAATGTGTTTATTCCTGTATCACTAACAGGAACTCCGTCAAATCGTTTTGCTACAGGCATAGTTCTAACAGAACCAGGCATGATTGTTGGCGGTTCTGCTTCCGACGAAATTTATCCTCGTGGTCTAGTTCCTGTTGGTTCAGTTATGTCTTACACAGGACTACTGAACGAACTAACAGATGAATGGTTGTTGTGTGATGGCAAGAAAGTTCGACCAGGATTGTATCCTGAACTTTACAATGTCATAGGAACTTCAGACGGAAGAGTTGATAGTCAGAAATACTATGCCGACCTTAAGGTTTTGGAAACTAGAGCGCAAGCATTCACCGACGAAGACGGCAATCAAGCAGGTTCTGGTGGCGGCAAAACTCTTGTTGATGTGTATGTAAAGGGTGGTAACAGAAGTCTACAAGCCCCACCAACAGCAAGTAGAAACACTTCTCAAGGAGATCTTGTCAAGATTGTTATCTTCTCCAAGATAATTAACGCTGTTGTGGCAGAACGCGATGCTCGCGTTTATTCAGCAAGCGGCGATTATGAAGTGACTCTAGCGTTGCGTGAGCAGATAAACGGCAATCCTGTTCAAAGCGGCTACGATAGAACTCAATTCATCACTCTGCTTGCTCAAGCAGGACAACAAACCGAAGATTTCTCGATTCGTCTATATGGACGACATAGAACCGACTCCTTAAGCACATGGGGAACTCTACTAATTCCCGATCTCAGAAACCGCACCATATTTGGTGCAGGTTCAGGAATCACAGGATTTGATAATGGCTCGACAATGGTGCTTGGCGATGTGTTGCACACTCTTGATTATAAGATTGAAGTAAATCTTGCGTCTCCAACCTTCTTCACAACAGGATCTGGTGTTGGTGATGGAAGAACTTCCAAAGGATCAGGAAATGTATCAACACAGATAGATGTTCAGTCTCCTATTGCAGAACTAGTTCCTGGAACACCAGAAACCGAGTGCGGAGTCTGTATTCCAGGCTTTGAAGACAGCGGTTGCGGAACTGCGGATTGCGTAAATCCTGCAACGGATTGCGTGGGACAACAGTGTTGCGCTTGTTGGCAATGTGTCAAGAATGGTTGCCAAGGAACAGTTTCAGGAACCAACACTTGCACAGGAGTTTCTTGGTCTAAGACTTGCACAGACTGCGATTTGTGCCGTCAAGGTGGAACTCTTTGCCAAGAGTGCGCGGCTCAAGGATGGGTGGGTTCTCCGCCTTCAGATCCGTTCGGTCAAGTAGACTGTGCGTGGATGAAAGACAACATTTGTCAGCCTGTTCAGCCTCCGGGTTGCACAGGTTGCGGATGCTGCGATGCATCTCGTCCATGTTACCGTATTGACGGCATCTTTGATTGCGTTGGATGCTCGGGTTGCCAAGGTTGCACTGGCTGCGGAGCCACAGGAACTGTAAGAGTTTACGGAGATTATCTGTATCCACCAGCAGTAGTAACCTATTGGATCATTCGTGCTAGACCAAATGTTAATGCTCTAATCTTGACGGGGCACAATCACGATGAGCGTTATGTGCGTCACGACATTCAACCACAGAAGGAATTGCATACCGACAGCGGTATGACTGCACAGAAGCGAGCCAATGCTCGTTACAACATTCAGGCTCTATCTCGTGAAACAGGAGATACGCACTACAGTCCTGTGATGAATGCTGGTTTAACTTTTGCAGGCATGGGCAAGTATCGGTTCTTTGCAGGATCGGCTACTTCTCAGGGAGCATTTGTAGATCTAGAAAATCCATACGGTTGGGGTAAACTAACTGTAGGTGGCGCATCTGGCGGCATGATAGATCTTGTGTCTCCATTCCCATCAAATGTAGGTTGGACAGGACAATCGTATGATCTTCGCTTGATGGGTGGATACACCACAGGCGCAGGTAGCGGAGATGCTGCGGTAGTTGTTGCAGGTGTGAGCAAAGATCTGCACCTAACTGTGGAAAGTCTAACAGGCGTTCACCGTTATTGGGGTGTGTATGTGGCAGGCGGTTCAGGAAATAGTGGTGGTATGGTTGGTATCAGAACCAACAATCCAACCATGTCGCTTGAAGTTCGTGGCTCGGGCATCAAGATTGGGCCACACATGTTTGCAGGAAACACCACGGGTGCTGCTCCTGCATGGAATACTGTGCCAACTCAAGGCATGTTCTACGGCGGTATGTTCAACTCCACAGGGTTAACCACAATTAATGCAACTATAAATCTTAACCCACAAGTTTTCCCAGAAACTCCAAGCGGAGTGTATACAATTGATCCTGGATCAGGCATAAGTATAGTGAGCGGAAAAATAGTAACCGTTGACGCAGGATTTGTTTGGAAGATTCTATGAGGTAAACCATGTCAGAATTAAAAGTAGATACAATTAGTCCAGCACTAGCCACAAAGATTGTAATAACTCCTGGAGTTGTGGTTCAGGACTCTGTTGGAACCGAACAGTTTGAAGTGACAAGTTCTGGTGAAATTAAAGTTCTTGGCCCTCTTCGTGTTGGTTCTATTGTAAATAACACGCCTGGAACTTCACAGCAAGTTCTCACCTCTCAAGGTTCAGGACTTCCTCCTGTGTGGACTGAAGGGTTTCCATTCGGTGGTATTATTATGTGGTATGGACTAGCAAGTTCTATACCCGCAGGATGGGCTTTGTGTGATGGAAGAGTAGTTTTTGGTTACACCACACCAAACTTGCTTAATAAGTTTATAGTTGGAGCAGGAGATTCTTATACCGTAAATCAAAACGGCGGTTCACCTGATGCTGTTGTTGGTGCTCACTCTCATACAATTACAGATCCAGGTCACGGTCACTTCTTTGTTACAGATGATAATTTAGGTGGTTTATCCCCAACAAATATTGGTGGTAAACCCGGATTGAGTAGACTATCTCGCCTTTCTGGCGGTGGTTCTCAAGGCGGTGGAGATCTATGGCTTTACAGCACTAGTAACACAGACAAAACAAATGTAACTATTGCTTCTGCTGGCGAATCAGGAACAGGAAAGAATCTTCCTCCATACTACGCACTTTGCTACATCATGCGTGTGCCAACTTCATAAGGATAATCCATGTCAGAATTAAAAGTAAACACAATTAGCGGTCTTGGCGGCACAGTAAAAATCAATAATCCTGTAGGGATTGGTGGAGTTAACCGAAGTGGTTATGATTTAAGTGTTGAAGGTAAAGTAAACATGGAAGGTTCAGTTGAAGTGGTAACAGTTCCCGCTTCAAACTTTGGTGTTAGAATTCGTGCCCCGCTAACTGCAACAACAAGCCCGGGTTTTGGCGATTCAACTCTGCAATTCACCAACAACCAAGGCAGCACAGAATGGGCATCACTACACGCCAAATCTGACAGCAGTTTGAGTATACGAGTCAATAATACAGAACGACTTACGATAGACGCAGCAGAGACAACAAGATTCTTGGACAAGACGCAGTTCGTCAAAGACGCATCGTTTGAGAAAGCAACTAATTTTGCAAACCAACCACCAACCTGTTCAGTATTACCAACCATAGGCAATCATCTTGCTAACAAGACTTATGTTGATAATATGAGTAAAGGAAATACTCAGTATATTTCTCTTCCCAATAATCCGGCAAGTGCAGTAAGTAAATCCATAACATTAAAACAAGGCACATATGCTGTAGTATTTACCTCTTGTGTTCAGTTTAATGACGGTAATCAAAATTCAAACTCACTACAAACTTTATCAGCCACATCTCTATCGTTAACTACAACAAACAGTCATCTAAACAATAGAGGTGGTGATGCTGGACACGGAAGACTTATAGAAATTACTTCTTCAACTGCTACACAATTCGCTGTATCTTCTAGCGGCACATATACTTTCTCACTATCTTTGCCTAGTATTGGAACTAGTCGAGGCGCAACAGCCCTAATTTTTTATCTAGGATAATCTATGTCGGAATTAAAAGTAAACACAATACAACCAGCAGCAGGCAGTCAGATAACAGTTCAGGCTCAAGTTCTAGGAGTTCCTGGAACCGATCCAAATCACTTTGCTACAGTTAGTCAACTTGGTGGTGGTGGTGGTGCAGGTGGTATAAGTCGTGCAGAAGCACAGGAACTTGTTGATTCTGGTGTTGCGGTAGCAAATCGTCACTCCGATGAACAAGATGTTCTGCAAAACACACAAACCAACTTAGACATTACCACAGCAAAACAAGAAGCAAATGCTTATACCGATGCAGAAATTGCTAAATTAAATTTTAGTGGTGGGATTTTACAAAGAGCCTGCAAAGCCTCGTTTATTGAAAATGGAGATTCGGATTATACAACCACAGGTATTGGTTATGATGATGGAACATATGTTGAAGTGATTGTAACCCCAAGAAAAACTACGGGAACTAAAATGTTTTTGACTATTGCTGGTCACATAACAAGAAATACAACGGATACACAAGGCAGTCAAAGAAATGGTATAGTTCTTAGAAGTTTAGATGGTGGAACCACTTGGGAACAAATAAATTTGAGTGGTAAAAATAGTTGGTTGGTTCTTCATCAAGACGCATCTGAAGAACAAAACAATTCGTTCGGAAATGGTGTTCACATTATGGGATTTGATGAAGAATATTATACTGCCGGAGGATTACAGGGAAGAACTGGAACCCTTGACGGCAATGTTCGTTATCGCTTCAATTGGGATTCTGCTGATTCTGGTGGTGACTACAGAACTTTCTATCTTTCCATTACGGTGGATGAACTAGAATTTATCTAATCATGGATGTATCCACACAATTACATGTTGACACTCAAAACAAAGCGTATCTGTTTCAAGCAAAGCGACACACAGAACAAGAAGTTGCAAATGCTTTAAAAACAGTAGACGAGTTGTTGCTTGCTTTTAAAAACAAAACAGATCAACAAATCCGTGAAGAATTAACCGAAGCAAAACGATATACCGAGCAACAAATGCTTGGAGTTCAACTTCCGTGTCTTGCGTCTAATTCTATTAGTGTAACCGATTGCGATTATCCTGTGGGAACAATAGTATCGGTTGCAGTTTTATGTTCGCCTGTTGAAAACCAAGATCTTTTTTTAGAAAACGCTCCTGCCGTCAATTCAAGCATGACAAACATCTATGTTCGTGTAGACGATAACGAAAAAACTAAACAGGTATTTCACTGGAACAATGGTAATGTTGTAGAATCGTCAGCATACGCCGCTCTTCCCGGCGAATGGCGTAGTAGAGGTATGTGCGGCAGTTATAACGGAAATGTTGTATCGTGTAAATACTTCTTAGCACAGAGGGTAAAGTAATGGCAGTATCAATCAATCACGATATGGATCAAGGCTCAAACTTTGCGTTCAGCGTTGTTGCTAAAGACAGCGCAGGAGTTGCCATCAGTTTGTCTGGCAGCACAGCCTATTGTCAGATGCGTAAATATTACACTTCAGAAACCGCCATATCCCTAACAACTTCCCTTACAGGAGGAACAGGAAACATCATAGTTTCTCTAGGCCCAACAGGATCTGCTGCGGTTAAGCCTGGTGTTTATTTTTACGATGTGGAATTGCATTCCTCAAATGGAACACAAGTTCAGCGTGTTGTTCAAGGTATGATTACGGTTTATCCTGAAGTTACAAGAATATGAGAAAATATAAATTATGTCCAATAAATCCATAAAACAACAGTAGTATTACTATTGGTAATGTGGTGGCAGTTTAATTTTCTATAGCGTATTGACACAACCAAACAGCATCTACCACATCACTTACCGGATTGCCTATCTTGCCTTTATCGCCTGCTAGACGGGCTTGCAAATCTAATCCGAAACGCTCTTGGAATGCGGCATGCATTTTCTCTTTGTCGGCATTTCCTTTGCCTGTTGCCCATTTTTTAAGAACTGTTGGGCCTACAACTTTAAAAGAAATTTTAGAGTTCCACAGTTTCCATTTTAATAATCCAGCGTTCTCTCCGATATGGAAAACACGCCCTTTGGCTCCAAGAGCGTAGTCCTCTATCATTACTTGGTCGGACGCACCAGCGAGGCGTATAGCCCATTCTGAGAGCCCCTGGTAGCGTTCCTCGGGTGTCGTCCAAGCAGGATATTCCCATCCTTTTATTAAAAAGTTACCAAATTTAAAATCACCTAGAAATTTTTTAGTCGAAGTAAGATAATGGGCTTGGTAGGATAGCCCGCCGTCTGTGGTTACAGCAACACACGGCGAGCATAGCGAATAGTCAATTCCTACAATTTTCACCCCATTATTTATGGGGGTCAGTTTGCCACGAGGTCTACGATTTCGCATGAGTTAGCCGAGCAAGCATAAGTTTGAGTGCCTGAGGTATTATCTTCCTTTTCATACTTGCTTAACTCAGTCCAATCCACATCCTTAGGCATACGCAATACGAACGCATCGTATTCCTCCTTGGTGCAGTCCTGATACGGAGCCTGCTTGTAGGAGTGATCCGAGTGTGGTAGGAACGAGATGCCTGATACTGCATCCAAGTGCTTGTAGACCCATGCACCCACTTCAACCCATTCGTGTTCACGAACGGTTACAGTAATTGACGGCTTGTGTTCACACCAATGATTCTGATAGGTGAGCCACAGATCAAGATGCTCAACCGCAGTCATATCGTTTCGTGTGATGCAGCCCTTGGGCGACTTCATTGGGAACGAGAACACCATGACGGAATCTGGCTTCATGGCACACGGCTCTGCGGGGAAGCCCTTGTCCAACATGAATTGGCACAGAGGATCTTTGCGATCTGCACGAACGGTGCGAATATAATACGGATTGTGACGAGCGTGAATGCCTGAAGCCGCATCCGTCAACTGAGATACGGTTCCGCTTGGCTTCACACAACTAATCGCTGCGGCAGGAGAAATCTTAAGTTTGCTCGCCCACTTTGTGTTTGTTTCTACGGCATGTTCACGAAGATCGTTAAGCATATTGTGTAGACCTTCACGATTATCTCGCATGATTGGGTTATCCAAGATGCCTGTGAGAGATACACCAAGCAGGGCTTCCTCCTGACAGTTCTTACGCCATTCGCTTGACAGGTAACGGAAGTCTACAAGACTAGCCTGCCATGTGCCAAGAATAGCAGCAAGACGAACCTTACGCTTCAGAGTTTCTTCAGTATCTTCTCTGCGAACCACAACCTCGCTGAGATTGCAGAACTCACGATCACGAAGAATAATCTCTGAGCAAGGATTAGTTCCGAACTCATGGTTTGGATCACGACGATCACCCAACTTCGCAACAGTTCGCTTGGCAGCATCACGATTAAAGATGCCACGCTCGCCTGACTTAGAGTTGTAAAGTGATAGCCATTCTTCCATGAATGTTCCAACTTCAGGACGCTCCTTGTAGACGGCAGAGTTGTTAGCCAAGGCTCGCTGTGCGTTGGCTTCCCACCATGCACCTGTCTTGGCTCCACGCATACGCTCATCGTTCAGATCAGATAGAGAAATGAGAGCGGAACGACGAACGCCACCAACCACAACAATCTCGGCAATCTTGCAAACGATATCGTGCGTTTCAATAGAAGTCAACTTGCGTCCCGCCGCCTTCTTGAAGGTATCAACACAGAAACGGAACAGGTCTTCAAGTGGTCTTGGGCCCGATGCTCTACCACCAAAGGTCTTCAGTCTTGCGCCAGCAGCACGAACCTTTGAAGTATCCCACTTTGGAATCTGACCGCCAACAAGCAGCGACATTAGTTCCTTGTATGCCTTTGCCCAACCAATCTTGCTGTCCTCAACAACGATTACCGTATCGCTATCGCTGAACTCTTCTGCAATGGTTGGCAACTTGTTTACAAACTGCTGCTCAACCGAGAAGCCTACGCCTGTGCCGCACATGAGGATGTAAAGAATTTCATCAAACGCACGAAGACGATTCAGAGCAACGAACGCACAGTTGTAGCCTGCAACATGGTCACGCTCAAGTGCTTCGCCTGCGGTCATCAATGCTCGCATGGAAGGCATCACTTCAAGATTCAGAACAGCAGTTTCAAGTTCGTTGCGAACCGACTTTTCCACCTTGTATCCACACTTGGTTTCAAGATGCTTCTCAAAGAAATTAAAATAACGAGCAACGGTTTCCTCCCATGTTTCTCTGCGATTCTTTTCGGGCATCCATCTGCTGTAACGCGAAAGATGGATGAAAGACTGATATGGGGTAGGCAATCCGTTGAAGTCACTCATTTTATTTCTCCTAGTTGTAGTGTTCCTGTATTTAGGACACGACTCCCCCAAAAGCGGAGGAGTCGCACAAGTATAGCACTAATTATTTGTGTGTCAATCCCAAGTAATGGTTTCTATTTGGTCACACGCAGCCGCATGAGTTGCAGGATCGCCATCCCATGTGATGGCTTCTAGTGCGGCTTCTTTTTGATTTGAAATTGTGCGAATACTTTGAATATGTGCTCGAATTGCATTTGCTTCTGCATCAGAAAGCAATCCAAGAGCCGCGTTTCTTTGTTTAAAATCTGGAGCATCCGCTATTATCAAATCGTGTGCGCGTTCACGAATGTATTTCAAGTAGTAGTCTTTGTAAGAATAGAACTCACGATTATCTACTAGAGTGGTTGAGCCGTCAGGATTGGTATAAGAAATTTTCATACGAATATTTATCCTTTCACCTTATGTGCGTAACCATATTCCAGGAGAAGGAGTTGCCGAAGTTTGAATATTGAGGGTTCCAACCGTTTCTGGAGGAGAAGTTGGTCCAGACTGCTGTAAAACATAAAGCGCACTAAAAGCACTACTATTACTGTGACCCATTACTCTATACATGGTAGATGGTTCTGCGGTATGTCCCCGCATATTTGTTAAAGAAGCACTATACGATACCCCAATCCAATACATTCCGGGTGAGAGTGTCACCGAGGATGATGATACAAATATCGTATTCGAATTTGCAGTAGTGGTTATGGTTCCAAAATTTCCAATGGTTGGACCTACAGGTTTGCCTCCACTCGAACGATAAACCTTTGCAGTTATTGTTCCTGTTACGGTTGGATTGGTGTTTGTGCTGATTGCACAAGCGTTTACTGTTTCTGTAGAGGTAATCCAGTATGGATAAAAATACACTATGGTGCTAGAACCCGAACTTGCAGCACCCGTAGTAACTGTTGATCCCGACATATGAGGAATGTATTTTGTTCCTCCCAAACTGCTAGACAGTATGGTGAATGGCGAAGGAGGCGACCAATAAACATTTCCGGTAGTTCCTGTAGCACGGAAAATTAAATCGGTGTTTGGAGTGTTTGATGGAGCAAGAGTTAATTTTAAAGAATTTCCCGTCAAAGAGACTCCGTTTATAACTGTGAATGGTGCGTTTATGTCTGGCATGTTGAATTACTGCATTTGTAGAAATGGCCCAACCGCTACGGCTGAGGTTACTTGGGTTATTGCGCCAACAGTATCGGGTGGCACAGTAATACCTGCTTGAGAAAAATATACAAAATATGTGGGAGTTCCTGCCGGAGTGGCTTGTCCAAAAGTATGCGAAATTTGATTTGTATCAGCAGTAATTCTTCGCATATTGTTTATACCGGCTCCAGTAAATCCCATACCCAACCAATACATTCCGGGGGTTAATTGGACAGAACCAGAAGAAACAGAAATTGTGTTTGCAACCGCATTTACAGTTATAGTTCCTAAATCGGAAATGGGTGCTCCTGTAGGGCCACCTATTCTTAGATCTGTTCCATACAGTTTGCAGTAAACAGGGCCAGTTAAGGTTGGGGTGCTTGCGGTTGAAGAAACCGCAGCCTTCACGGTAACTGCTGAGTAAACCACAAAAGGAAAATACACAACCGTTCCTGCCGACAGTCCTGTGTTAGTTGCTGACTGAGTGGAACTGTTACACGGAATCAGCAAACGAGACCCGCCTGTGTAATGATCCGGCGTTGCAGGATATCCCCACAGAACATTTCCTGTGGTTCCTGAAGAACGCAGAACGCTGTTTGTGGTTGGTCCTGTAGCAGAAACAAAGTTTATAACCGAACTACCGGTAATACTTAAACCGTTTACAGGAAAGAATGATGCGTTGATGTCAGGCATAGTTTATTGAATTTGAAGTAGTGGACAAATAGGAGTTGAAGAAAGAAATTCAGTTACAGTTCCTATGGTAGAAGGTAGTGGAGCAAAGCCAGTAAAACCACGGGTATAAGTTGCACTTGTAGGGGTTTGAATACCCATCGTTTTCTGTGTAAATATAGTATCCGCAGTATAAACTCGTAACGCGGTTGATGCAGTAATAGAAGGAACATACCCCACCCAATACATTCCGGGATTTAGTGTTACAGCGGAAGAAGAAAGAAATTGTGTGTTTGTAGCGGTGGTTACTGTGGTGTTGCCGTAATCACCAATAGGAGCCCCCGTAGGC